GTAAGACCTGCTTGACCGTTGATGGCCAAGGCTTTGCAATGCAAGCAGGAAGCTCCTCAGGTCACCTCGCCGTTTAACGAGGTACAGAGAGTAACGGGCCTTGCCCGTTCCCTCGATGCCTGGCTCGGACCTCCGATGATAGTCCGAATCGGCGCCAGTAATGCTGAGAAACCTCAGCACTTGGCTGGCAGAATCCGGGCAACTTACCCGGATCTGCCTCTCGACGTTTGCAATAAGATTGCAAGCGGAGGTCGGGACTCACTTAAAAGAGTGAGTAATGCCGTCGAGGCTATCAAGGATAACCTCATGGCGTCATCGCCCGAATTAATTCGTGGATTCCACGAATCACCAGAGTATAAGAAGCTTATACACTGGGCCACATGCCTCGCTGCGCATCGCAGTGATCGTGTGACAAAAGAATGGAAGCGCTTCGCTACCATGCTTAAATGGCTAGCCCTCCGTTCAGAGACGGAGCAGCCAGAGATGCCCCAGGATTTTCCTGGTTATCACGGCACCTGGAAGGTGCCTGAGCTGCCACCATTTTGGTGTCGGCTCTTACCGTGGCTACAGCCAGTGACGGTACACGGTGTTCGCACAAAGCTCGAGGCAACTCGGCTTTGTCACCTTGTCACCAGCAGGAACTTTCCTGCTGGCGATCAGAAGACGCGAAAGGAGAGTCTAGAGAAGCATTCTCGGACTCTCCATTCTAGCTTCACAGTTTCACCCGTCCGGAGGAAAGTCCTCGAACGGTTATCCTATTTTATAGGTAAACTGTGTCTCCGTCGTTCGGAGGAATTAAAAATTCGTTCGAACGGCCATCTTTCACTCACCTCCAGTGCTTCACTGGATAGCAGTGTAAAAGAGGGTGGACGGGCCCATGAGGTTGCGATAAAGTATCGCAGCTGGGCGACTCGCCCTCCGGACCGGCAGGAAACTGTATTACAGACCTGTTGGTTCGGCGCGCCATACTGGGAAATTCCCGGTGTGCCGCGATGGCAAACCCAGTGTCGCGTAAAACGCGAACACGAGTTATCGCACGAGGCCGGAGAGTCCGACGATCGTGTGAACTTGGATTTCGACAATTTTAAATTGTCTGATCCGCTTTTCGGTCTCGACCACAAAACTGGTTACCAGTTATTACAGTGGTCGCTCGAAGAGGGGATCCGCCAGGGAATCCTAGGCGGGGAGTTGTTCTACTCTGAGCAGAACCCCCTGCGATTGACGGGAAAAGTTTTCCCGTCGATCAGGCCTTCGGCCATCGGTGAGCCGGGAGCAAAATCCCGGGTTGTCACCGTTGGAGAGGACTGGTTAACAGTCTTTCTCCAACCATGGTGCCATCACATCATTGAGATGCTGAAGACACACCCGTCTGCCACTTCGGGTCTTACCCGGGGGTGGCAGTTATACGAGTGGGTTAAGAGACTGACATCAGTCTCGCAACCGCCTGAGACGTACTTTTTAAGTAGCGATCTCACCACTGCCACAGATTTCTGTGTGCATGAATACTCTCTAGCAATGCTAGAGGGTTTTCATCGAGGCGTCGGTCGATCATCGGACCGATACTTCGGCGTATGCGCGGAACTATTATGTTCTCCGCGTACATACGAGGGTCAGGCCGTCGAAGATTTCTTCGACCAACCGACCTCCAGGGGCGTTCTCATGGGCGACCCTGGCGCAAAGGCTGTACTCACGTTACACAATTTGTGTGCTGAGTACGAGTCAATGCTTCGCTACCTACATGGTTGGGAGAATCTCCCAGACGAAGAGTTTTGGGAACATCTTCGTCAGCTACAAGGCGTCCCAGTTATCAACTGGCGACACTTTGTCTGCTCGGGCGATGACCACTTTGGTCAAGGTCCAAAAGGTTACCTAACGGGTATTACCCGCTGCCATGACGTCAACGGAATGTCGGTGTCGTGGCCTCAGAACTTCTTAAGTTCGATAGGTGGCTTCTACTGTGAGGAGATGCTCCTCACGGTAGGCCTTCGTTCGGAACAAATTTGGAAGAGGCATTTACCTCTTCGAGATGTTCCTTACGAAGATCAACCTCACATCGATGCGATGAAAATAAGGTTGCTTTCCACTTGTGCTAAGGAGCACGAGGGGAAAGATGAGCCAAACCCTGCCATTGGCAAGGCTCGCCAGATGCATGGCATGCTGGCCTGGCTCGGAG